CACAGATGATGGCGAGTTAAAGGTAGGGCGAGAGAACGTTGTTGATGTAGAGGAGTTGTTACCAGAAACTCCTGCTCCTGATTATACAACAGAAATTGACTGGGATCATGCGCCACGTAAACCGAGTGCGGTAGATGATGCGGCGAATGTTATGAGTCGATGGGAAGAAAACTCAAAAGGAAAATACGATGTCAGAGATACAACCAATATCAGCAACACCAGCAATGCCAACTCGGATGATGGGGCAACCATTGTTGGATCAACAAATGACGAAGACTGTGGTGAAAATACTCCCGAAGGACGAAGTTCAACAGACAATAGTTTACACCTACGACAAGTGGGGGAAACTCGAGAACTCAGTAGTATACAGCAAGACAATAGATCTTCTAACATAGATGAATGGGAAGAAATTGAAGATCTACCTCCAGATGACGAGATAGAAGAAGTTCTTGAACCTGATGCTGGCCATGGTATAGAAGATACAGATTCTTTGAGAAATAACTGGGTAAACACCCAAAGAAATAAACGCAAAAAAACTTGACCTTGACCTCAGATTGAGGTACACTATAGTTATGAATATATTTTATTTACATGAAGAACCTGAGCAGTGCGCCAAAGAGCACAACGACAAGCACTGCGTCAAGATGGACATTGAATATCCACAGATGCTCTCGACTGCGCACCGTGTTCTCGACGGGAATGAGTGGTACGACAAGACTGCTAATGGTAGAAGAATCAAGCGATGGAAACATCCGGAACCCATTATGGATTCTGTACTGTACAAAGCAAGTCATATCAATCATCCAAGCGCAGCGTGGGTTCGCGAGAGCAAGAATAACTATAACTGGTTGTTCCAGTTGTGGATGAATCTTTGCGAAGAGTACACTTGGCGTTATGGAAAAACTCACATGTCTTGGAAGAAACTTGGCGTTGCGTTATCTCGTCCCCCTAAAAATATTGATGACAAACCATTTGTCGAACCACCTCCAGCAATGTCGCACTTCCCTCAATGCATCGTGGAAGGAGACTCCATCGAGTCCTACAGAAATTACTACAGAGAAGCAAAGGCAAGTTTCTCCAAATGGACAAGGCGACCAGTGCCAGAGTGGTGGAACAAATGAGTTTTTATAAACTACAGGAAAGACTCCGAGAAGAAGGTTGGTATGTGGATTGGAACTTGCCATGTTGTACAAGTTGCGCTTGGAGTGCAGTTCCTTATGAAGCAGATCTAGACAAGGTGCTGTTTAATCACTCACAAGACTGTGAAGTGTATATAGAAGGAGATGAGTGCCCAGCATGCGAAGGAGAAGGCATCAATGAAGATGATGATGATTGTCCTGTATGTTTTGGTAGAGGTGAGGTAGATGAAAATTTTGACCTTACTCAATACGACACTTCAGTTAGTGGGTTTATTTGTAATTCGCCTGAGCAACAAAGTAGTTCCCTATTTTGTTTTTCGGGAGATAAGAAAGGTGTAAAGAATCTGAAAGAGATATTGCCCATCATTGAAGAATGTGGATGTTCTTGGTATTGGGACAAGACTGGCAAAACAAGAATAGAGATAAGTTGGTGATGAACTGGATTAAAAAACTTCTGGGGACTCCCCTTGATAAAAACCCTATAGATACTGCTATCATTGAGAAACTTCCTGGTGCAGATAATGAACAAGTGCAGGAAGTGTATCAGGCAAGATGGGTTTGGTATCACACTATCCTTGCGGTAGAGATCGCGTTCACAAATATTTTGTTAATTTGTATACTGATGGTTTTAGCATTTAAATGAGTAACGGTTATAGATCAGGCAACACTCGGATGTTTAATATCCGTGTGCCCGAGTATCTACATGGGCAGTTCAAAGAAATCTGTCAGGAAGCAGACATCACTATGGCCAGCGCATTGATTGGTTACATGGAACGCATTGTTGATGGCGATGAGGATATCGGAGGAAAGTCTAAAGAGAACTCTGAGTTTGATGCGTTGGCAGATATTCGTGGGCAATATAAAGAAGGTGAGGATTTTTGATGAGCATTTGGGAAGATTACCATAAACTCGAAAAAGAAAGTATACAATACAAGTACAACGAGTTTGCTTTGATTGATGAGTTGCAAGAGTATGTTGATCAAACGTACAACGAACACTATAGCAAAAATAAATTTCAGGCAACTGAGTTTATTATCGACGGTGGACATGGCGAGGGTTTCTGTCTCGGTAACATCCTCAAGTACACTCAGAGATATGGCAACAAAGAAGGCAAGAATCGTAAAGACTTGCTGAAGGTTCTCCACTATGCCTTGATCGCCCTACATGTTCATGATCTGGAACATCAGAATGATAACACATTTTAAATTTGAACAACATTTTGTTACGCCGATTATGAAGTGCCAGGTGAATTTACCTCATGCTGAAATTGCACAATATTGTAGAGAAAAGTTGAGAGATTTTGGGAATTATACAAGTTATTATGATGAGAAATTTAATGAACATATGATAGAAAATCTTCCGCATCGTCGTTCTCTAGAAAATTGTTTGAGAACAGCAGGAAAGTTATTCACAGAAGAAAGAGGAATTAAAACGAATCACACACTTGGATACTGGTTCTCTGTTTATACGACGGGCAAAGATCACATTTTACATACTCATCCTGGTACAATAACAGCAGGAACGTATTATCCTCATGGTGATGAAAAATCTTCCAAGATAAGGTTTAGACATCCAGCAGCGACTCTTATATCTCATGCTGAGACACCGAACGATGATGAATTATTTTACACCCATTATCCCAAAACAGGCGAGTTAAATTGTTGGCCGAGTTGGTTAGAGCATGAGGTAAGACCCCAAGGAGAGGTTGATTTTGAACACAGCAGAGTCGCGATATCTTTCAATTATGGCAAACAGCATGGTTCAGAACCGATAAACCGTTGATCTTATTACAGTTTTTTCTCTTGCTTTTTCCCCTTGATTGAGGCATAATAAAACTATAGGAGGAGCATTCTATGCGTATCTATGGTTCTATGTCACATGATTTCACTGGTCGTAAGATCAAGAAAAGTAAACCCAAGGGTGAGGTCTACGCTAAATATAAGCGACCTGTCTTTTCCGAGATGACTGCCCGTAGTGGTCCTGTTCGTCGCGATGAAGGTCAGGTCTATGCTTCGGTAGACTGTACGAAGGGTGGTCCCTGCGCTGCTCCTGAGAAGAAACAGTATACAGGGACTCTGGTCAAGGGTATTGCGACGATGCATAAGTCGAACGCTGTGCCCGTTATTAATGACGAGCAAGCGAAAGATCTTGCTCGTATGAGGAGGTGATGTATGCCATCAGGCGTTTGGACTGAACAGAGGGTGCGCGATTATTTTGATACGCACTGGGATGTAACCCTGAGAAAGTTATCGAGCATGAGTGGGTGGTCTGTTAAAGACCTGAAGGCAATATTACTCATGGGGTAGGATATGAGATACTTGTTTTCCGGAGCAGTCTTTCTGTTCTTAATCGGTTGCGCGCAGTTAGCACAATGGAAACCAAGTGAGTTCGACAATGTTGAATTCAACTCGTTGGCAACTCTGTATGTTATGGCAAATACGCCAACGTCAGAAGAAGAATGGTGTAATCGCCGTGAGTTGTTTGCCATGAAACGTATGTCTCTGAGGTTACAAGTTTACAGCGAACATAGATTGAATGATAACATCGGTGATATCTACAGAGAACTTAATTCTCTGATCAACGAATTATATGATAGGGAAAATCCAAGCAACGTTTATTGTAAAATAAAAAGAACGACTGTTGCTGAATCTATAGATCATATACTAGAAGTGTTCGGAGGAAGAAAATGAATGTAGATCTTTGGCAAAAAGCATGCGAAATAAAAGTTCGTGAGTATAAGACACTTTTAGATGCTGGACATATTACGCTGGGCGAGTATGAGGAACTGGTTGAAGACCTTGTAGACTTCGCTCGTATTCAAGAACAACTAGAAACTGAAGATCTTAAGAACAAAGCAGTCAAAGCGATTGATGCAATTAAAATGGTAGCAGGATTACTTTAATGGAATTAGAAAATATAGAAGAAGTCAATCCATCTGCTCTAGTGGCAGTAGAACTTCTTTCTGAATATTTTAACCAAGATGCTGTAGCAGATCACGATTCATACGGTAAGATTCGTTGGGCATGGGAACTTTCTTGGAAAGAAATACCAGTAGAGATTCACATGATCCGCACATTAAATAACAAGTATGCTCTAGCAGTTGCTGATTTTGGTCGAAGTGGGTTTCATGCTAGAGACTGGACAAAAAATAACAAAGGGCATTTGAAAAAGGCAAAGAAGATTCTTTGTCAAACTTTAAACACGGATTTCTCTGGCGAACTTTTTTAGTTATGAAAAAATTTAATTTGGACTTGATCGAATTACCAAAGATCAAGCGTGTTACCGTCAACGGCAAACGTCATTATGTAAAAGAGGATGGGGAAGCAGTTCCGTACCCTTCTGTCACAACCGTCCTTGCTTCTTGTAAAAAGACGAAGAAGGCATTACATGAATGGCGTCGTCGTGTTGGCGCTGAGACTGCTAACAAAGTTTCTCGGCAAGCAACTCAACGAGGCACGTCAGTCCATACTTTGATAGAGGACTACATACAAGGAAAAGAGTCCACTGGCGTAATAATGCCAAACGCTCGCGACATGTTTGGTCGTTTGCGTGATGTTGCTGATGAGCACATCGACAATGTTAGGTTGATCGAGGGACTAATGTATTCTGAGTATCTGCGGGCAGCAGGCACTGTGGATATGGTCGCCGAGTATGACGGAAAGATATCAGTTATTGACTGGAAGACTTCTGCGCGGCGAAAGACTCGATCTAAGATATACAATTACTTCAAACAGGAAGCTGCATATGCTGTCATGTTTGAAGAGATGACTGGAATACCTGTGACGCAGTTAGTCACAATCATTACAACACAAGAAGGAGAGTCTCAAGTATTCATTGAACACCGTGACGAGTGGGTAGGTGAGTTCTTGAAGTTGAGAGACCAGTATGAGTTGGAATTACAGGATAGCGCATCGCCCTAAAACTGATCCCCTGTTGGGATATCAGATTCACGAGGTCTATTATGATGATAAGGGCAATGTTAAATTTTATTCAACAAATCCTATAACTGCTTTTGGTGATATACCAGATGAGTTGTATGAAGATATGTGCAACATGATGCGTGCGTTCGACGAAGAACCGTTGAACCTTGATCATGTAGATTACCTGCTGACAAGGAAGGAGCAGGGTTCCGGTCAAAAGAGGGAAACGTAAGGGTACGACTGCGAGGGCATGGTAGAGATGTCCTGATGTGTCACTGCTATAGACTAGGAGAGCAGCGTAGACGGGGTCGCAGTCATAAGTTGTTGATTTTAAACAAGTATTTTCGACTTGATTTTGTTCTATCTATCAGGCATAATATTCTTATAGATAGAAAAGAGAAAGGAGAAACGTATGAAATTTTTTGTTCTTGTTACATTCTTTGTCGTTGGTTTTTGGGCTGGTGGTGCATATGGCAGCACCAAAACCATTACTGTTCCAGTTGATACTACTGTTGTGTCTGTGGATTCTTCTTACTGTGAACCAATCTATAATGAGAATACTGGAACTCTGTATGTTCCAAGATGTTGGAAGATGAAACAGGAGAAAGATCCTACTTGGGGCGAAAGAACTGTTTCTAGAACCACTGATCGCCTTGGTCGCGAAATTGAAAATTCAATTAATAACGGGATTGATCGACAGATTTTTAAGGTTGGTCGTAAGATAGACGAGATCACTGGCGTGCGGCGATAACATCATGTTCTTATATTATAGTACAACTACTCCTCAATACATTGAGGAGTTTGCTGATTGGTGTTCTGAACAACTTGGTCTCGATAAACTTCGCGGATGGATTGACTTCCGGTGGCATTACGGCGAACTAGAAGATAATGCTTTTGGATTATGCACAGGTGATGATCGCGAAGTATCGATACAGATCGCCACTAGGCAATATGATAGTCCCATATCCTATGAAGATAAACTTAAAACAGTTGCACATGAACTAGTGCATGCTCGTCAATATCTTCGTAGAGAACTCACTGCACACCCTGATGAATGGGAACTACCTGTCTCACGTTGGAAGGGTAGGACAATTCGATACGGCAAAGGTGTATATGCCGAGAATGATACTCCTTGGGAAAAAGAGGCAAGACGTCTTGAAGAAAAACTCTTCAAGAAGTGGATTGAGGAAGAAGTATAAATAGATGCATCCTATAGGGAATGCATCGATGGCATACGACTTTTTTCCAAAAACCAAAGAAGAACTTATCCGAAAGACGCAGAGTCATCCTCCTGCTATTAAGTCTGACTTGGTCTTACTTTTTGAGTATCTCAAAGAGAAATTTCCTGCTGTTGAAACTCCTATAAACTTGGACCTCTCCAAGCGTGGTTCTGCAAACGTCACTCGTATGATTGAGCAAGATACTGACATGAAGACAATCAAGTCAGCATCTAATATTGAAAAACTTTCTATAAAATTTGGTAATGGGTCGTCAGGAAATCGCGGGAAAAACAATAGAGGCAACTTGTTCGAACCACAGTATGCCGAGGCATTACTTAAATGGTACAAGGGAGAGAAAGTAACTGACAGCATGATGCTGACATCTATCGAACATCTTGATGAACTTTATAATCTAAGGGGAACCAAGAAACTCAAGATCGATGTGGTTGGAGGAGAAAACACCAAGCGTCCGTTATACTTTACTCCTAAGATTGGATTGTCTAATCCAAAGGGTAGTGGTACTGATATAGGAAAGTCAGTAACTGATATCACTCTGATAAAAGATGGTAGAGAAGAAATTTATCTTTCTTTGAAGATGGGTACAACAGTCACCTTCTTTAATGTTGGCATTCGAACCATACTTCCCCCTCAAGATATTCAAACATATAATCTCAAAAATCCAGACGGTTGTAAATTACTGGATCTTTTTGGAATAGACTATAAGATGTTTTGTGATGTCTTTAACGGCAAGTTGAAACGAGGAGTAGTTAAGACAACTCGCCCAAATCAAACCAATATGAAAAGTTTGATGGAGACTGGTATCGGTAAAGGATATCATATCATACATAAACTCTCAGGAAGGATTGTATCTAAAAAAATGGACAATGATGCTTTGAGAAAAGCAGCTGCTGTGAATAGTTGTAAGGTTTATTATGGTGGTAAGACAGGAACGGGTAAGCGAATCGACATGGAGATGGAATCGCAAACCTACAAGTTTAAAATAAATATTAGAGACACACAGGGAAAGGATGGATATCCTACACGAATGATGTGTGACTTCAGTTACAAATAAAAGAGAATAATAAAAATGGCACAGTTTAACAACGACAAAAAGCAATTGATGCGCAGCAATGATACTTTATATGAAGTTGTTATGATTGCTGATCAATTTGGAAACGTCACTGATGCTGGCGGTAGCGTACAAGGGACAGATGCCTTCGGTCGACAGAGAATGTCTCAACCTTTTACACTGTTTGAAGCATTTAACAGATACGACGATAATGGTAAGTTCTTTGAGCAGTTGACGAATGCTACAGCAGGATTCGGTGACGATAGTGCTTCAATCGACATGACTCTTACTAATACATCAGGCGATACTGCCATTCGCGAAAGCAAAAGGGTATTTTCATATCAACCAGGAAAATCTCTACAGGTTCTAAACACTTTTGTTATGAGTACAGGAAAAACTGGACTCAGACAAAGAGTTGGATATTTCGGAACTAACGATGGTCTCTTCTTAGAACTTGATGGGACCGACCTTTTCTTAGTGAAACGTTCTCAAGGTTCTGACACACGAGTTGCACAATCTAGTTGGAATATTGATACTGCTGATGGGAATGGTGCTAGTGGGTTTAATTTGAATATTGCTACTGCCCAAATCTTTTGGATGGACATTGAGTGGTTAGGTGTTGGTTCTGTTCGTTGCGGATTTGTATACAATGGTCAGTTTGTTCATGTTCACACATTCCATCATGCGAACACTGTAACTGCTCCATACATGACTACTGCTTGTTTGCCTATTAGGTATGAAATTGAAAATACTGCTGGTACTAGCGGAGCGAGCACTCTGAAACAGATTTGTAGCACCGTTATTTCCGAAGGTGGTTATTCTTTATCGGGAGTATCTAGAACTGTCGGACATCCTATCACAGGAACTGGTGCTGTCGGTAGAGAACTTACTGCTGCTGGAACGTATTACCCTATCGCTGCCATTCGTTTGAAAGACGATCAACGAGATGCGATAGTATTGCCAACAGGAATTGATTTTGTGCCCAACAGCACAGGAAACAACAGCGTAATCAATTGGAGAGTTTATAAAGGAGCAACAGTTGGAGGAGGTAGTTGGAACTCTGCTGCTTCAACTTCCTCTGTAAGTTATAATCTGACGCCTACTTCTTTTTCTGGAGGAGAGTTGATTGTGCAAGGATTTGCTGCTTCTTCTAATCAGTCTGCGCAGAGTGTCAACCTTGTTGATGGGTTGTTCAAATACCAATTAGAAAGAAATGCTGATAGTAGCGAAACTTTTTTGATTGCTGCAGCGACAAATACTGCTGCTGATGAGGTTGCTGTTTGTATTGACTGGGAAGAAGTAACTTAAAGTTATATGCATATAGCCAAACAATCCTTTACTTTTATGTCCAGATATAGTAGAATGCCCGTATGAAATCGTTTATGACACATCAAATGCTCTCTGAGGCGAAAAATACTCACATGACTCACATCGAGGATAAAGTCCTCTATGGGGGAGTTGAGGGAACTCGTCAGGCGATCAACGCACTGCGTTCTCTGCGCGATATGCTAGCTGGCAAACATAAGGGTGATATCTCTGTCAAGTGGGACGGTGCCCCTGCTATTTTCGCAGGCATCGATCCTCGTGACGGTAAGTTCTTTGTGGCAAAGAAGGGTATCTTCAACAAGAACCCCAAAGTATACAAGACGAAAGCAGATGTAGACGCTGACACTTCCGGCGACTTGAATGTAAAACTCAACGCTGCCCTTGAGGAACTCCCTGCTCTTGGCATCAAAGGCGTCATACAGGGAGACTTCTTGTTTGGTCCTGGTGATGTAGCGACCAAGAATATTGGTGGCGATGCTTATGTTACGTTTCACCCCAACACGATCGTGTATGCTTTGCCTACTGGTAGTGCTGCGGCGAAAGAAGTAAAGACTGCTCGTATCGGTATTGTATGGCATACAACATACACTGGTGATACGTTTGAAAGTATGCGAGCATCGTTTGGTGTCAATGTTGGTGCCTTGAGAAATAGTCGAAAGGTTTGGAGTCAAGATGCTATGCTTCGTGACGTGACGACTGCTACTTTGTCTGCTCGACAAACAAAAGAAGTAACTGAATATCTTTCAACTGCTGGCAAACTGTTTCAGAAAATTGCTGGTAGCACTCTGCGGCAACTTGAATCAAATCAAGATCTCGCTCAGTTGATCGAGCAGTTTAATAACACGTTCGTCCGTAAGGGTATGGTGATACAAGACTCGCGACGACACGTGATTGCACTACAACGTTGGTTGCGCGCAAAGTATAAAGCAGAGATGGATAAAAGATCCACAGAGCGTGGTAAGAAAGCACAGCAGGAAAAACTAAAT